CCGCGCGTCTCCTTGGTATGCAAGGAAACCTTCTCCTGATTCACCTTGACCGTGTCAACATCCTGGGTCTCTTTAATCTCTTTCATGTGTCCCTGAACCTGTGCACGCAGCTCCTTCTCACGCTTATTCAATACAGCCATGTCTTTCCGTGCAGCAGAAAGCTGATGCTTCAAGGAAAGCCACTCGGTCATAATGGCTTTAAACTCGTCCATTATTGATATTTAGAGTTGTTTATTTTTTAAGTCTGTCGTTCTGCGACTTGTTCCGTTTACTTCTCGTAGTTGTTCTCAATCTCAAACTTGGGACGCATGGTGTCTGGGGGAATTGTGGACAGGTTAAAGATGCTCACTGCCTCACGGGGATTGGGTGGCTCGGAGCGGAAATCGCGGTTTGCGTTACGCAGGTTACCGCCGATCGTCTCTGGGAAACCAATCTGAGCACGGGGATCCAGGAAGTTTTGTCCAGACAGAATTGCGTCTGGGGAAAACTGACCGAAATCCTCCGTCGTCACCACCTCCTTGGGAATCAGACCCACGTTGGTATTGTCGTACACTGGCATGTCGACTGTGCGAACACCGGAACCACCCATATCAAATGGAGCGGGCTCATCCACAGATGTGAACGTGCCACCTGGAGCAGAGATGTGACCACCGCCCTGCATAATACGGGGACCGTCGCTTGCTGGTTTATTATCAACTGGGGAGGCACCAACTGGCTCGTTGTCTGATGGCTCGTACCCACTGCGCTTCTGGGGATACAGAACCATGAGTGCGATCAAAAACAAAAGAACCAGAATTGCCAGACCTTTGCCGTCCATGTTATAATAGAACTATACTTTTTTTTTAGTCGAGATAATCTGTTGGGTCGTCCTCCTCCTCCGCCTCTGGCTCGTCTGTAAACTGAAACTCAATTGGATACTTTTTTGGCTTGGGTCCTACGCGCTGACGAACCTGTACTACGCGCCAGATTGGACCGAACGAACGCTTCAGAAACCAGAGACCAGCCAGTTCAAACAGAAAATCGCATGCTCCTGAAATTTCATCAATTGGGTTTTTCTGAGCGTCGAAAAACGTCGCCACCACCTGACCCTTGATCGCCGCCAGTGATGCAGTGAGCTCACCGTCAACAGACAGACTCGCCTGGTACGCCGAACGAATCGTCTCAGCAGAAATATCCTTCCCAAACCACTCGAGCTTATTCACCTCCGCCTGACTGAGAAGCTCGTTGTCAATACCTTCAAACAAAGTTTTTGAGGGCACCTTCAGAGTCACCTGGCGTGACTCTTTCGTAATGGTACCGTCAACGGGAATGTTATTCACCTGGTGGAACACACGATCATTCCCCTTGGAAGTCACCTTGAGGAAGTAACGTCCATCTGGGATCTTTACCGGGGTTCCGTACTCCATTGTGCACAAAAAACAAACCTAAGCTCTAAGTAGAAATGAGCTTGGGTGTTTGCCCAGAAGGCTACGTTGAATTACCAGTGGATAAAACGAGGTGTAGACGTCCAACTGGTTCAGCTGTGACAGTTCTCAAAATATGTCCAGCAGGCACCACAATCAGCGTCAGTGGATTGTGCCTTTCAAATGTACTTGCAACTGTGCCTGCAACGTGCCCTTCGGGATATTTTCCAATTCCGAATGATTCGTCAAATTGCTCCACGTCAACGAGTTCGACTGTCGTGAAAAGAATATGTCCCACTGGGTACGTCTTACAGGAGAACGGATTATGTGGAACTGGAAATACGTACACGACAACAGGTCCGACGTATTGTGGTCTTCAGTACAAAGGAAAGGGCTGTAAGTATCTCGCACAAGTCACTCCAGGTATAACGGCTGCAACTGGAACAGAGTCTGGTCCGAACATGATTTGTGCTTTCCAAGAAGGTGATGCTCAATTTCCATGTGACCCTGGATGTTGTCTGACAGCAGACGAAGACGAAGACGAAGACGAAGACGAAGACGAAGACGACACTTCAGCAACGGAAGAACCCGCATTTCCGATATGGTTAATTATATTATTGATTGTTCTCGGTGCCATTGTACTTGCTATTTTTGCTGCATGGGCAGCCAAAAAAATGTCACGCAGAAGTAGTAATGGAGTCTAGTTACATGGAATTGTGGAAAGTTGTAGAGGACTCTGGGGCTTACACGTTTATAAAGGAAACGCCGGTGTACGGTGGGTTTATGGTATGGCACATGATACTTTTTATGGTTCTCGGTCCAATGCTGACATGGCCGATGCTCATACTTTTGATGCTTGTGTTCAGTACACAGACGGTAAACCTATTTAAAGGGGTGAAGAGCTCAACAAGTAGCAATGGCTGATACTGTTACCCTGCAGACTATCATCGACGAGATTAAGCTTCTACGTAAGGATGTACGCAAGGTTAAGTCTCTGATTGAGGACCCTAGCGGTGAGAAGGCAAAGGCTCGTTCCACCACCAACGGCTTCAACAAGCCTCTGGACATTTCCGAGGAGTTGCGCAAGTTTCTTAAGATGGCTGCTGGTGAGCAGATTTCTCGCTCTCAGGTGACTAAGAAGATGAACGAGTACGTTACTGAGAAGGGTCTGAAGAATGGGCAGAACATCAATCTGGATGCATCTCTGAAGTCTCTGCTGGATCCTCCTGCCGATGTGCAGGTGACGTTCCTGAACATTCAGAAGTATATCAACAAACACTACATCAAGGTGGAGAAGGATGCAGAGGCACCCAAGACGCCCAAGACGCCCAAGGCGAAGGAGGCACCTGAGACGAAGGAGGCACCTGCTGCCAAGCGCCCAACGGTGAAGAAGGCGTAAACAACAGATGATAAATACAGAATAAAATCACAAAAATGCTGAACACGGCGGGTGTTCACCATTTTTTGTATTAGAGACGTGCGTACCAGAATAACAAATGGATGACATCGTCAAGCAGCGTGGTCCGGTTTCTGCGCACCGTCTGTCTCAACTCACCGGGTTTCCACGTTCCAAAGTGAATGGGATTCTACATACAAATCGGCACTTTGTAAAGCATGAGCGCAGTCCACTGAGTCACGTGAATGCTCGAGTTGTGTGGACGTGGTCACCTGAAAAGGTTCAACTTCCTCTGCCACGTCAGCATATCAACTCACGTAACAAGAACCAAAAGCGCAAGGCTCGAAAGGCGTATGAAGAAAAAATCGGAGCTTAATATAACATGAGTACACTGTTGCTTATTTTTGTGGCGTTGTTAATTTTACTCGCATTTCTTTACACAAAAAAACCTGCGGTGAACGCCACAGGAGTGTCAGGTACAGGACCTGGGTATATTCCACCTTTCCAGGGGTATCCAGGATCTGGTGTAAGCGGGGTTTAAGGTGTTGCGGACTTAAAAACAAAAAACTCGTAGTAGTTAATGGAGCCAGGAGAAACACCAGATCTCGTAGAGGCTCCAGCCTTGGATCGCTCTGCGATTGAAAGCCTCGTTGGTACAAAAATTAGTGACTTGAAATATTATCGTCGCGCATTCACGCATAAATCAGCACTCCGAAAGTACAAGAACCTCGAAGGTTCGTACGAGACGCTGGAATTTATGGGTGATTCCGTGCTTGGATTTATTATTACGCGTTTTCTCTTTGATCGTTATGAAGAGAAGCAAGAGGGCTTTTTGACAAAGGCGCGCACAAAACTGGTGAGGGGAAAAACACTGTGCGAAATTTCAAAGAGGCTTGGGCTTGATAAATGGATTCTCATGGATGACAAGGGTATGCGCAATGGGTGGAACACCAATGAGAATATCCTTGAGGATGTTTTTGAGGCGCTCGTTGGTGCAATTTACCTCGACATTGGGATGATTCACGCCAAGTCGTTTGTCTTTTCTTCGTTTGAAAATGTCGACATGAACCTGACTGATGACAATTACAAGGATCAACTCATGCGTTGGTGTCAAGCGAACAAAGTGTCTTTGCCGGACTACCAAGTCAAGGGTCAATACAATGGCACATTTCATATTGAAGTTGTGGTGGATGGCATTCCACATGGATCTGGGTTTGGAAAGACCAAAAAGGATGCTGAACAAAATGCAGCTCAAATTGCGCTTAAGACGACGGAGCGATTT